TTTTGAATATTAACTATGATGAATACAAGAAGGAAATGCTTGACATTTCCAAAAAACTGTAATACTTAGAATACGAAGCTATACAAAAATAAGGAGAATACAAAAATGTCGTTTGCAACTTTGAAACGAAATCAGAAAACTTTAATGGGGAAACTCAAGGAAGAAGCTAATAAACTGAAAGATCCTGATAAGAAAGGTTATGAGGATGATCGGTATTGGAAACCTGAACGTGATAAATCTGGCAACGGATATGCAGTTATCCGATTCCTACCTCAAACGGAAAAGGAAGATATGCCTTGGGTTCGATTGTGGAATCATGGTTTTCAAGGACCAGGTGGCTGGTACATTGAGAATTCATTGACCACTTTGAATAAACCAGATCCAGTGGGTGAGTTCAATACTAAGTTATGGAACAACGGAACTGAGGAGGGTAAAGACCAAGCCCGTAAACAGAAACGGCGTTTGAGTCACCTTTCCAACATTTATGTGATCAAAGATCCTGCACATCCAGAAAACGAAGGAAAAGTTTTCCTATATCGTTATGGAAAGAAGATTTTTGATAAACTGAATGAAGCAATGAATCCTGAATTTGAAGATGAGGATTCACTCAACCCATTTGACTTATGGGGTGGTGCAGATTTCAAATTGAAAATCCGAATGTTAGATGGATTTGTGAATTATGATAAGTCTGAATTCGATTCACCTTCTACATTGGGTGAGTTTGATGACGATAAACTTGAGGAAATCTATAAACAAGTTCATAGTCTAGTTGAGTTGATTGCAGAGGATCAGTTTAAACCTTATGATGAACTGAAAACTAAGATGGAAAAAGTTCTTGGTTTGGTAGAGGATACGGATACACAGTTTGATGTAGAGAAGTTTACTGCACCTAAGTCTGTTGATCCTGTCGTTACTAAGTCTGAGGATTTGACTACAACTGCAACTGGTGATACGATGGACTACTTTGAGAAACTTGCAAATAGTGGTTCCTAAATAGTAATGAAGGGGGGGAGTCAGAGTCCACCACACTGCTCCCCCCCTTCATTACTACCTGATTAAAACCCAAAAATAAAACGAACAAAATGAGGTTTCACTTGTCTAATATAGTAGAGGGAAATTTTATATTAAGGAGAATTGAATGAGAACGAGAAGTTTGTGGAGTGGGATTGCAGTGGCTATATTTATGGGTATGTTATTAGCTGGGAGTATAACTATTGCAGATGCAGAACGTGAAGATCGTAGACGATCTAGGAATCGTAGTGAACAATGGAATCGTGGTCGTGAACTTCTACGAGAATTTAGTGCATTGGAGCGATACCGAAGATTGTGGTTTAATACGACTTTTGCATTAGAAGTGGAATTAGATCATCTCATCTTGTTTCGTGCAAAGGATGTTTTTTCAAGAGCATTGCATGATACGAAGGAAGGTAATAAGGATGCTAAGGAAGTTTATAAAACCTTTGAATATCAATTGAGAAAGACTATTGGTGATGGGAATTTTGAGCAGGTGACGAAATCACTTAGACCCGAAAGAGGTCGCAGGAATATCAAAATTGGTGAACAGGGTCGCAGTCGTGGTCGTAGTCGTAGATCAAGGGCAAGTGAAAAGAAACGAGAATCTCGTAATAGAGGTTCCGATAAGAAAGGTGGTGATAAGACTGGTACGCATAAAACGAAGATTGAAAAGAAGAGTTAGAATACTAAGTCAGGTACTTAGTTAAGAAATGAAAATGGCCCGAAAGGGCCTTTTTTGTTATGCAAAAACTTGGTGCAGACCCTTCATTGTTTCCAGGTAGTTGGTATCTACGGCAGTTTTATTCACATGAACTTCCGTTCCATTGTTGTTTACGTTTGTTTGGTTTGATGTTATTATTTGTCCACCAGGAGGCATTATATCTCCCTGGTCTTGTGTGAGTCCTTCCGCTGTCATTTGTTGTTGTAACATTGCTTGTGCTATTCCACCACCCATTCCCTCCACAACCAAAGTCTCTGCTGTGAATGTTCCTACTTCCTGTTTTTTTGTAATTCCTTCTTGTGTTCCAATCAATTTGTTGATGAAGGGAATTGCAGAAAGAGCTGCAAATATACCAAGTGCAGGTATGAGTGCAAGGGAACTTATTGCGAATTTAGTTACTGCAAGTGCAAGTGTATTGAATCCCATTGCAAGTAGTGAAAGTCTTTCTGGATCACCAATTGTTGCCATTAGTGCAGCTAATCCAATCGATGCAATACCAAGTGCAATCAGTGGTACTACTGCAACTCCTGCTAATATTCCAAATATACCCAATGCAGCACCAAGTATGACAAATGCAGCTGCAAGTTTTATGTAGTTCCAGAAAGGTACTTCAGTTAATTGAATCAAACTAGCGACTAGTGTTTTTATGAAATCTATTATTACCCTACCGATGGTCACTATTACCCTACCGATGGTTTCTATCACAGTACCGATTGCTTTGAATATCCCAATTATACCTTTGAATACTCCACTAATAACAGATCCAATTGCATTTATGACGGTTGCGAATCCTTTGAAGAATTTCATCACTACACCGCCAATTGCCTTTATCACATTTGCCATTGCCCGTAATATCGGTACTATTACTTTTCCTGCAGCTTCTATTACTTTTACATATCCTTCAAATACAGATGTGAGTATTTTGCCAATGGCACCCATTATTTTAACTATTACAGGTCCTGCAATCTGCAATGCTTTTGCTAGGATTACCATATTCAATGCAATTCCTGTTATTGCAGCTAAACCTAATGCAAGTACTGGTGCAGGTATTGAACCAAGTGCCATGAACATTCCTGCAATTCCTTGTCCGATACCTTTTAATACTTTTACGATTGCACCTGGGATTGCTTTGATCGCGGGTCCCAGAGCAGATAAGAATCCAAGAAAGTTTGGCATAGGAGGATCTTTTGTTGCACCTTCTGGAATTGGGCCACCACCTCCTGCTCCTGCTTCTGCTGTTTGTTCAAGTAATTGAGTATGTCCCTGAAGTGTTTCTGCAATTGTTTTTAGATATGGAGGACTACCACTTAACATTTCTTTTGTTACCTGAGTCAAATCACCGAATAGTATTTCCTGATGGTCATCAGTTTCCCTAGTGGTTGCATTTAATGTTTCGAGTGCATTTTCTACACCTTCAGTTGTATCCATATCAAGTCGTTCATTTTCAAGTTTTAGTATTTCTGCATTTATTCTGTTTGCTTCTTTTTGTTCATCTTCCATTAGTTCTAATGTGGAATTCATGTCTGAGAACTCGCCAGCTTCCATTTCCTCATCAGCTACTTGTTTCAATTCTCGTAGTGATTCGGTTACGGGTGATAATTCCTCTTGTAATTTGTTTATTTCAGCATCAGAGGTTTCTTGTTGTTTTTCTGTAAATTCTCTTAGTAATTTTGCTTGTTCGTTGTCCGTTTCTCTTGCACCTAATTTTTCCCAATCTTTTATTCCTAATCCTTCATTACGGACTGTTCTGATATCGGCTGCAAAATCACCAATGAATGATCCTTCACCCATAAATGTTGAGAGTCCTTTCAACATTTTATCTCGTAAGTCATATGTTGCGTTTGCAACAGCACCACCAGTTGCTAGGAATCTTTCTCTTTTCTTTTGGAGTTTTCTTTCTTTTCGGAAATGTAGGAATCTTTTTACATATCCACCCATTGCTTGTTGGGCAGTCTGGAAAATGATACTGTCTTTTATTATATCCCAACCCTGACCAAGTTCTGGGAGAATACTATTTACTGCACCTCCCAATTTCTCAAATCCTTTTTGCATCATACCACTACCTGAGTAGTGGGATTCGAGTTTTTTCAGATATTCGGATCTATCTTGGTCATTGGATCCAGACATCCCTGACATTAATCCAGTTGCACTATTTTGAACAGTGTTCATTGCAGATTGGAATTGATTTAATGTTCCTGCAGTTGCCGTGCCGTGGTCTTTTATTTCACCTGTTAGTGCATTCAGTAGTGAAGCTGCATTGGTAGATTGTTGATTGAATGATTTAGTTTGTGCAGATGCAACTCCCATAGCTACGGTGTTTGTACTAACCGAATTCTGAAACTGTTTTAACATAACTTTCATTGAGTTTAGAGAATCGGAACTCACATCTGACATACTTGTTAGACCAGAAAATGCATCTGACATATTTTTTGTTTCTTCAGATACACGTTTTAGTCTCTCTGTTATTCTATCTAGTTCTATATCTGCCATTATCGTGCCCTACTTGTTTGTTTTATTTTTGCGTTTTCCTTTTTGACTCGTTCATTTTCCTTTTCAATCCAATCTGAGAGTAGTTGCATATAGATCTCACGTTCCCATGTCATCATGTTTTCGAGTTCAGTTAGACTGTAGCCGTGATGTTGCATCATTGCAAAATTACTTAGGTATCTATTCCTGAGGCTGTCATGACTCAGGATTATACGAAAAAATTTTCTAATCCCTCCAGTATTAATTCACCATCATAACCACACTTGTCACATTTGTATTTGTCTTTGAATCTTAGTTTGGGTATGGTGTCGAAGAAATTACGGATTTTTGTGAATTGTCCTTGAGTAAGACTTTCAAAGAATTCGGTTTTTTCATCTTCTTTGTAGTCATTCATGTTGTATGTGTTTTCGTCATCGAATACACATTCTATACAACTTTCTATAATCCTAAACATATCTTCTGTATCTTGATTATCTAGGTTGATACTCATGTTCATTAGATCCAATTTTGGATATCTCATTAAGATACCAATATTGTCTGTTAGGAATATTTCGTTTGAGTGGTCTTTCGATTCTTCCAATTTTACTTTGTTTAGATCGACTGATAAGTCGATCTTATTCCCACATGGATCATTTTCGATTATTTCTTGACATGAGTATGAAATATCTGCTTGATCACCAACTGATTTTGAACGGATTCTCAGTAGTATGTTTTCCAGTTCAAATAAGGGTAGTTCATCTATATTAAGTTTATCTACGACACAATTACTTATTACTTGTTTCATGGCTCTACCCATTTCGGTGTTGTCACCACCTTCAAGTGCCATGAATAATATTTTTTCTTCTTTGACCAAGAATGGTCTGTATTCTATAGTATCTCCTGTTGAGAGTAATCCCATTTCATAAGTCGGTACTGCTAACTTTGGTAAAGGCATAATTTATTCAATCTCCTATTTATTTTTGTTACAGTCTTGGCCCCATCCTGTCTCTGAGGTAGTTGGTGATATATCTAGAACCACCTGGGAACTCTATTTTATGTTTATCATGTTCATAATTATTACCCGATATAGTATTTATTGGATCACCTGTCATTGCATGATCGTTATGTAATACAAAGTCACAGGTAAGTGTTACTTCAAATTCCATTTCCTTCTGTTCTGTCGATAATGTCATATCACTTATTTTTGTCGGATATGCTGATGGTAATTTAACCATATGAATGATATCACCTCTGTTATCTAGGGTTTCTATGAATGTATCTCTCTGGTATTCTGATTTATAATTATATTTGTTTGTCAATGTATGTACTATTTGTTCCATCCATTCATAAAAGAAAGTCCATTCTGGATATCCCCATCTTCCGTTTATCTTTGTACCATTAGTACATTTGAATTTGAGACTTATATCTTCATATTTTTCCATCTTTGGTAGTGAATATACAGAACCGTACCCATATACTTTATCCATAACTTCAATTTCTTTTCCAGGGATTACTGCTTCTTGGCACATAAATTCCAACATGGTATTAGCTTGAGCACCCGATTCATCTACATGAACCCTGTATCGGAATCCTTCTGCCAATCCACTGTTCTTGTGTAGATATTCCATGAAATCTTTTGAACTGAATGCCATTATATCTCTCCTAATGTTTCGTTCCACACAGTTGATTTGTTTTGTTTTCGGAACCTTTCAACTGGAAGTGCAGATACCATATCCCATTCTTCTTGTAGGATGTTAAGAAACCTGCTCTTTACGTTACTATATAGGTAGTTTCGCATGAGTGGTTTCACTTCCTTTGCTCTTAGGATTGTTCTTGGTTCACTACCCAAAAGTCCAAGTCTGAGTTGTGGGGGTAGATAGTGAAAGTTGACTCCCACGAATCCTTCTGTTCCCTTTTCGAGTATCATGGATAGTGGTGCCATATCGTAGTATGGAAGTTTTTTTTTGGTTTTTGGGTCATATAGGAATAAATACAGTCTACCTATATCAACCGATGATTGTAAATTTTGTGTGTTTTCTTGTATCAGCTGTTTTGGATCTTTGGTTAGGTTGGATGCTTGTTCTATAAACCATTGTCTGGGTAGATTACGATCCAGTGTTTGTGCTCGTTCATAGATGTCGTTGAGTATTGTAGTTCTCATATCTATATTTATAAGGTCACATGATCTTCCGTCAGTATCTTGAATTCCCAACCCCTTTGGTCACAGAATCGTTTTGCAGCTTCCCATTTGGATAGGTTTTTCATGTACTCATGGGATTCCCATAGGAAGGATTTGGATTTTCTTGACGGTTGTTTAGGTTTTTTTGTGTATTTTTTGGGTTTGATTTCTACTAAATACTGTTTGACATTGCCTTGTTGATTCACTGATTCCACATAGAAATCGGGATAGTATTTATGCCACTTTTTATCGATGGGTGATATATACTTTATGATGACTTCTTCACTTGCCCATTTCACTACTTTGTCAGTGGTATCACAGTATACCATGAACCTGCGTTCCCATAGTGAACGGTATGTCACATTTCTATGGTTGCCTATATACTTATGTGGATTTGTAGGTATATACTTCCCTTTGTATGCCATACAATTATTTATAAATAGTAATAAGGAGGGAGGGTAATATGGGAGAACCACAAAATAGAGCAAAAGCACAAACTGGTGCAGGTGCAGGTTTATATAATTACGGCCCGCAGAAATTCACTACCATAAATCGGACACTTGGGGATGGTATATTATACGCTCCTGGTACTAGTAATGAGGGAAAATCCTCCAACTTAGAACATTGTATGATATACTACGGCTATGGAAACAAGAGGGGTGGGGTGAATACTCCAAATCATATTATTAGTATGGTGTTTCCCCTACCAGAAGATATCTCTGATGAAATAGGATTGGAATGGAATGCCGATGAAGCCAAAGAGGCAAAACGGGCATCCCGTGTAGATAGAGCATTTGGTACAGGTGGTGGATGGGGATTGGGTATGCTTGGTAGAGCAATTAAAGATATTGTTGGTGAAAGAACAGGTGGACTTATTGGAGACACCAGACGAGAAAAGGGTGTTGCACTGAATTCACATGAGGAATATTATTTTAAAGGTGTCAATTTTAGGAATTTTAGTTTTAAACACAAGATGATACCTATATCCGCAGATGAATCGACAATAACGAAAAATATAGTAGATACTTTTAGGTATCTATCTAGTCCTGGGTATGAAGATGGAAATAAATTTTTTACTTATCCCAGTGAATGGGAAATACATTTTCTACATAATGTAAATCAAAGATATCAAACAAATGCACATCTCAGTAGAATAGGTCGATGTGTATTGGATAGTGTTAAAGTCAATTATACGGCAGAGGGTAGTTTTCAATCCCTCCCTGGTGGAGAACCAATTGTAACTGAACTCGATTTATCATTCAAAGAACTTGATCTTGTTACTAAAGAAACACTAAGAAGTGCTGGACAACATGGTGGTCTTGAGGCAGGGGTCACACAAAGTAATACGAATGTAAGATAGGAGATAATAATGTATTTTAGAAATTTCCCAACAATGGATTATAATATGGATACTACTGATAATACCACTACTGTTACGGATGTTTTCAGGAGAGTTGGGGTCAGGAAATCTTTGAATAGTTTTATAGCTAATTATTATGAGAGAATATTGAATGCACATGAAAGACCAGAAGTGGTTTCTTTCGAGGAATACGATGTATCAGACAGGCATTGGATATTGATGATGATCAATAATATCGAAGATCCATATTACGATTGGATATTATCACAAGAACAACTTGACAAATTCGTTGAATCTAAGTATCCAGGTAAGACAATAGTATTCCCAACTACACATTTGAGTGATGGGTCGTATGGTGCAGTAGAATCCAATCCAATCGAAAGATTTTTTGCGGTTGGGGAAACGATTACAGAATATTTGGCTAATGGCACTACTACTGGAGTGGATGGGATTGGAGTTGTCACTGAATTCGATCCAACGAATTTAAATTTATCATATTCTATAACGAGTGGAACCTTTGAAGTGGTAGAAGGAACAGCTCATTTTGTAAAGGGTGATCAAAGTGGTGCAGTTGGGAACATAATAAGTTTGTCTAATCATACTGATGCACCCCATCATTACGAAGATTCCGATTCAAATATAATAGACAGAACAGTTGGTGAAAGTACTATAACCAATAGATACTATGAGGAATTGGAAAACGAGAAAAAACGGAGAATAAACGTCTTAATGTCTGGGTTTGCAGATAAATTCGATGCAGAACTCAAAACCGAAATAAACAGGTAATGTCAAAATTAACAACAAATCCAAGTAATACAATTATTCCAGGTGATTTTTTATTACATGATATATTTCTTTCTTCTCCATTCAATAATAGGTTATCGATAAAGGAGATAATGGAGGAAATCAATATCTATGAGAGTGTATTCAAGCACACATTAACTGGTAATATTGCAATATCGGATACTAATAATATACTTGTGGATTATCCTATCGTTGGATATGAAACAATAACTCTTATTTTTGATAATCCTACTATAGAGGATTCCGTTCCCATAGAGAAGGAATTTAGAGTATATAACATTTCACAATATACTCCTGCAGGAGAACAAGTGGCTGGTTATGTGATAAATTTTGTTTCGGAGGAAACTATAACCAATTCACAGACAAAGATAAGTCAAAGTTATATGGGTAAAAATATATCTAATATCGTTCAGACTATATACGAGGATTACGTTGATTCCGATAAACCACTTGTGGTCGAGGAAACTAGGAACATACATGATGTAATTATACCTAATTGGAGTCCGTTCCATAGTATGAATTGGTTATCGTCTAGGGGAATTTCGGAGACATACAACGGTGCCAATTATTTCTTTTTTGAAACACTAGAAGGATTTAATTTTGTTTCACTTGAGGGATTGATTGATGAGGTTAGGACGGATAAGGATTTATATCCAGAAGGTGTTAAAATGCATTATACCTATAAGATGAAAAATGTATCCGAAAACCCAGCACAGATTAATCCAGAGGCATTTAGGAGTGCAAGTGAATACAAGGTGGATAGGACATTTAATGTATTACAAAATTTATCATTGGGTATGTATGGTAGTAAGTTGATTACACATGATATAGTTAGACGATCATATAAGGAATATGATTTTGATTATAAGGAAACTTATGACGATTATATTCATTTGGAAGAAAACATTAATTCCAATGTGACTTCTGAGACTCAACAATCCACTATGTTGCAGAGTGAGACAGTTGACGATTTTACGGAGAAACATAATAGCTATAGAATGATGATACCCTTGCATTATCAAATGTACGGAGGAATCAGAATCCCCAATAGAAACACATCACACCATGAACGTTCTATACAGTCTAGGGTTTCACAATTACAACAGTTGAATACCTATAAGTTGATACTTACTGTACCAGGAGACCCCCTTAGAAGATCTGGTGATCTGATTTACTTTGAATATCCAACCACAGCTGCTAGTGATGATGGTAAGGTGACAGAAGATAAATTATATTCTGGGAATTATATGGTATTGGGTGTAAGGAATAGATTTGTTAAGGAGTTCCATGAAACTATTTTGGAACTTGTCAAGGATTCTTATTTTACTCCATTAAGGAAAGAGTTGTTGTAATATGGAAAATACACAAAATTTCATGGGATTTGAGTACATCTGGTGGCAAGGTGTAGTCGAAGATAGGTTAGACCCATTGAAGATAGGTAGATGTAGGGTTCGGATTCTTGGGTTTCATACAGAGGACAAGAATAAGATACCTACAAATGATTTGCCGTGGGCATATCCTGCAACTCCCATAAATTCGGAACCAGATAGTACTCCGACAGGACCCAGAGAGGGTACTTGGGTGATGGGATTTTTTCGGGATGGGAAGAATGCACAAGAACCAGTCATGACTCATCAGATAGATTCTGGAATGGTGACTGAGAATGTACCAAGTAAGGGATTCAATGATCCAGAAACTAATTCAGCAAGACCAGACAAACCATTGTTGGTCACAGAAAATGAAGTGGGGGAAATGAATACTCACAAACTTGCGGTGGGTGAGAAATTAGGTACGTTGTTAGGTACTAATTCGTTGACAAAGAGTTCCCTTGTATTACCATTGGTATCGGAACCAGAAACTAAATATGCAGCTGTATATCCATACAATAAGGTAACTGAAAGTGAATCTGGTCATGTGGTTGAGGTAGATGATACTAAGGGTGCAGAACGGATATCAGTTAGACATAGGTCTGGTTCTTTTTATGAAATATATCCTGATGGTGGACAGGTGGTTAAAATCAAGGGTAAGAATTATGAATTAACATTAGACGACAAAAATATCCACATAGAGGGTGATCTAAATATCAATGTAGATGGTAAGATTAAGGAAGTCAGCAAGAGTAAGTCGGTTGAAGCCACCGATTCGGTTTCATTGGAAACATCAAGTGAAACGGGGACTGTAGAGATTGATACAGTATATACCACTATAGATTCAGATGTAACGATAACAGGGGATTTGTATGTAAAAGGATCTGTTCTTGCGGATGGAAATGTTATTGTTAATCCTGCAAAGGGAGGATACGTTTCATCGATGTTATGGACTTCTTCTGGACTGGGGTTACCAGTGGCTATACCTCCTGGTCTTGGTGTTATTAATAATCCACTTGTACAAGTTACACAAATTTTGCCCAAATTAACTGAAATGGTTGGAAAGGATGCCATAGTTGTAGTCGCATCATTGGCAAAAGAAGCAGAAGAAGCTGTAGAATTGGCTGCAGCAGCAGCATCACAGGCAACAGATACGGTTACATAGGAATCTATTATGTTAATACAAACTAGAAAGTACAATGATTTAGATATAAGTTTTAGTAAGAATTTGGTCACTAAGGATGTTGGAACCAAATCATATCAAGATTCGGTGAAACAATCCATAAAAACTTTGGTGATGTTGGATAGGTATGATAAACCTTTTCACCCTGAAATACATTGTAGTGTTAGATCCTATCTATTTGAACTTGCGTCACCTATTACAGCAACTATTATTTCACAGGCAATACAGGATTGCATAAATGCATATGAACCAAGAGTACAACTAAATACAGTAGATGTAGTTGCATTGGATGATCTGAATACATATCAAGTTACCCTACTTTACACAATATTGAATGATCCAAGTCCAGTCAATACACAAGAATTGGAATTTTTATTAGAACGGATAAGGTAATATGGCAACGACAAATTTAAGAGTAACAGAACTCGATTTCGATAGTATAAAAACTAATCTCAAGGATTATTTGTCATCACAGTCGGACTTTCAGGATTATGCATTTGAGGGCTCTGCATTAAATATCCTCCTTGATGTATTATCATATAATACGCATTATATGTCATATTATGTGAATATGGTAGCTAATGAAATGTTTTTAGATAGTGCGTCTAATAGGTCATCGATTGCATCTATTGCAAAACATTTAGGATATGTACCAACTTCTGCAAAAAGTGCAACTGCAACTGTGACTTTGAATCTAACTGCATCTAATGCACCTAGTGTGAATACCGTATTCACTCTTCCAGTGGGAAGTAAATTCACGGCAACTGGTTCAGATACAACATCCTATAATTTCTCCACGATGAATGCATATTCAACTGTACCTTCTGTTGCGGATCAAGTTTTGTTTCCAATAACAGGTGTAGTATTAAATGAGGGTAAACGGACTACTAGAAATTATGTAGTGGATACCAACAATCTAGGACAACGATTTGAGTTGCAACCTAATGTGGATATATCTACATTAACTGTTAAAGTACAAAATAGTTCAACGGATAGTGCGACAGAAACTTATACACAGTTTGATGAGATATCTACATTGACATCGACTTCAAAGATTTATTTCTTAGAGGAAGTCGAAAGTGGTAAGTATTTGATAACTTTTGGTGATGGGGTATTTGGTAAGAAATTGAGTACTGGGAATATAATACAGCTGACATATATAATAGGAACTGGTATTGGTGCTAATAGCATAGGTACGACTGATGTTTCTGGGTCGAGATCGTTTGAATTATCGACATCTGTAACTGGGATATCTAGTACTGAGGTTATTGTTACATCAACTACGACAGGTGGTGCAGATTCAGAAACGAATGAATCCATAAAATTCTTTGCACCCAAATCATTCCAGACCCAAAAACGAACCGTGACCGCAAACGATTACAAGACATTTATACAGAATAAGTTTCCAAATGCAGCTGCAGTTTCTACATGGGGTGGGGAAAGTAATGATCCACCTGAATATGGTAAGGTTTTTATTGCAATAAAACCACAAACAGGATATACACTTACGGATGCAGATAAGACTGAGATCACGGATGAGATATTAGCACCAAACAAGATTTTATGTATAACACCGACGATAGTGGATCCAGATTATACGTTTGTTGGTATATCCAGTGCGGTTAAGTACAACGATACTACTGCATTGAGTCCAGAAGGAACCATCCAAGCGGGTGTCGTAGATGCCGTCAAATCTTATGCTTCCACTAATCTTGATGGTTTTGGTGACATATTTAGACATTCTAAACTAACAGCTGAAATCGATGATAGTGATACATCCATTCGGAGTAACTATACGGTTGCAAAATTGATAAAAAGACTTACACCAAACACGAATTCGACATTGACTGATGCATGGACAATTAAGTTGAATAGTCCTGTGGAATCTGGTACTCTCGTTTCTGATACTTTTATTCAGACAGATAGTACAACTACGGTTAGTTTTAAGGACAGTTCTGGTGTTTTGAGGTTGGTGAATTCAGCAAACACGGTTATCACGGATAATGTTGGTACAGTGGATTACCTATTAGGTACTATAGTGATAAATCCTATAAACATTTCTACCATAACGAGCGGTAATACCTACATAAAATTAACCATAACTACCGATAATATAGACATTACGCCACTAACTGGACAGATTTTAACTATAGACAATTCGGATATATCAGTAGTAATGGAAAAAGACAGTACAACCTAGAATGAAAAAAGACGAAATTAAGAAGAAAATATCTTCACTTGTTTTATCACAGTTGCCTTCCTATGTGAAGAACGATCTCGATCCATTATCATCGAGTTTCGATCATTCTAGGTTTGCAAGCTTCGTGGAGAATTATTATAAATGGTTGGAAACTAGTTATGCGACAAGGATACAAGATTATCAGACGGTTAGTATAAACACTGTCAAGAACGATAGTATACTAACCATACGAGATGAAACTGGGAATGTGTATAATTCGTTGATTCGGTTGAAGAGTTTGAAGGATATAGATGAGACTATTGTAGGATTCTTGAAGAATTTCCGAAGTGAGTTCATGTCTGGTATCATGTATGAGACTGCATCTGATCCAAGAAAAAATATCAAGTTAATGAAACAGTTTTATGAGTCTAAAGGAAACGAACAGAGTTACCATTTTTTGTTCAGGATGTTGTATAACAAAGCAATACAGGTAACTTACCCCATAGAAGAAACTGTTTTTCCAAGTGGTGGGGAGTATACCAAGAGAAGATTTGTAAGGGCAATTGCGGTTTCACCGACAACCACATCTAATTTAGCTACCTTATTAGGTAAGTTTGTAGTAGGTGAGACATCTGGTGCTAAGGGTGTTATATCATCTATACGGGAAAACGTCATATCGAATACGAGTGATTCAATAACTATACAAGAAATGGACTTCATAGAGGATTCCATAGTAGGTACATTTTCAGCAGATGAGTATTTTAGGGGTCAGGATTCAGGAGGTAATTGGATTTATTTATCAGACGGCACTACCCATCTTAGAGGTCAACTGAAGTCTGGTATTTCTGGAGTTACCTTTACTGTGAATGCTGATGTAGTTGGTGGTCAAGGATATTATCCATATGATGATATTACAGTTTCCACTTCAACGGGATGGAATGTAGGATGGACACTCGGCGAGTTAGAGAAAACTACTGTAGGGAAAGTCCAAATAGAAAATGCAGGAAGTGGATATGCAACTTCCGATAGTATAAGATTTGCTAATAGTTTTTTAGATATATATCAATTGAGTCCTAATTATGCGACTCCTCCAAGTAATGGAACTCTTGCGGTCGAAGATACTATAACTGGAGGAACAAGTGGTGCAACTGCAATTATACGAAAGGTGGATAATAATAAAATATGGATTGATGATATAGAAGGTGTTTTTGTGACGGATCATACAAGTGATATTGGCTATGGTTCTGAGGTATTTACTGCTGACGGTGATACATTTAGAGTTAAACGACAATATGATGCGTGTGATCAAACTGCAATTGCAAGAATTACAAGTGTGTATAGTAATGGTTTACAGGATATTGAAATCATAGATGGGGGAGTAAATTATACATTTCCTCCATATGTGTACACCCCTGGAAACACTACTGGTGAGCTCAATGCACTTGGGCCAATTGGGAACCCTATTGGTTCCATTGGAAATATAAAAATATACGAACCAGGAATAAACTATAGTACATCGGATTCGTTGGAATTTACTCTCAAATCTCCCCCTTATACTAGGGCTGCTGCCGAACTCACTTTGGGTTCTCTTATTTCAGATGATGCTTACTTAGATATGACAAATACTTTGGACGGTGTTCACAAAATAAGAGACAATAAATACTATCAAGAGTACTCATATCTCATAGATGTGAATGTGATGGTGGAAACCTGGAGTAAGGTTATCGAAAACATGGTACATCCAGCAGGACTAAAGTATTGGGGCAGATACGAGGTTCATTCCGACCCCCCTTTTTGATTGCCCCCTATAAGGGGGCTTCTGTGGTTTCGATGGTGGCCTCATTGTCGTCTTTGGGTTCAGTACCATCTTAATCTAATAATTAATACACATAGGATATAAACAATGTCAGTTCTATTAACGAATAAGTTTAGTCATTTAAATGCAAAGTTGTTCAAGGATTCCTTTGCAAATACGAGTGAGAATAAGTATGTGTTTTTAGCAAAGATCGATCCATATGGTGCTGGAGATCTTGATGCAACTCCCGATACAACTACACTCACTCCAACCAACAAACGGAGTGAAGAAATAACACTACATAATGATATAATTGCGTTGAAAAAAATATTACCTGCGGATGTCACTTTCACAACAAAATACCATGAATGGACAACTGGAACAGTATATAACCAATATTCGGATTTAGTGGATTTATCCACCTATACTAATCAACAAGAAGGTGATGCTGATAATCCATATTTTGTTGTTACAGGTGCTGGTACTTCTAGTACATCCACACCAGGAACCAAGTATGTATACAAGTGTTTAGATAATAATAGTGGGGGTACAAGTACGGTACATCCAACCACTTCTACTGCTGGTACTCAACCAGCGAGATTGACGGATGGTTATGTATGGAAATATATGTACAGTATAATACAGACGGATTGGGATAACTGGTATGGAACCGATAATAGATGGGTGCCCATACAGACGTTGACAACATCCGATAGTACAGATCAGTGGGATATACAGAAAAATGCAGTTGATGGTTCGGTGAATCATATATCAGGAATAGCAAATTTAACCACTTCAGATCATGATCGTGATGTTACCTTGACTGGAGATGGAACTGGTTTTACTGGAACTGTTAATTATGTATCTGCTGTGAATAGGTACATAAGTGTCACAGATGCAGGTAGTGGATATACGAATGTCACCGCAGTTAATGTTGATAATTCAGTTGGAACTCCAATTGTAAATGACGATTTGAGTGTAGTTTTATCACCAAGAGGTGGACATGGCTGGGATGCAGTAACGGAATTATCAGGACATTATGTGATGGTACTCGTTGAATTTGTCAATAACGAGGAGCCAAATGGGTCTATATACA